GCTTGAGGATGCTGGAAGGGAAGATGCAGGTCTGAAAGAATAAATATTTTTTTCACTCTCATCTCTTTACTAAATGAAATCGGTTTCTGTCAACTATTTAAAGGGGTGCAATCATACCACCCCTTCGACTTTTCTTTAATTTTGACCCCTCTATGAAGGTTTTTTTTTGGCTCTAACCTGCCATTACGCTATAAATAGCCCGTAACAGCAAAGCGAGGATCATAAAGCTACAAGTCCAAACAATCTTAAAGATGGTGTCAATCTTTCCGCTTATGTGATGAATGTGATTGTCAAGTTTCTGATTAATGAGTTTAAGTTCCCCGTTGATGCGAATAATATCTTTCTCATTTTCGTTGATTTTTTCTTCGGCCATTTTATGTCCTTAACCCCGAATTATTTGTTTTATTCTTCTTTTCTAATTTTTCTTTTTTTTTAAGTTGGCTTTCAAATGCCTCCACTTCGAGGCAATAAGTTTCTATATAAGCAATTCTACCAAGTTTTGTTTCGATCTCTCTAATTTGATTCCTTGTAACTATTCTTTTTTCTTCACATTCCTCTAGTGTGAGAAAGCCCCCAAATCCCTTGTATAGAATGGCTGGTATGTTGGGATAGGACATGAGAGCTAACAAAAACCATATCTTAACCATCTACCTTTGTAAGATTGATTGCGTTTTCCTTCTCGTTGTGTGATCCGATGTCGAAGGAAACTTCCTCTCCGACTTCCAATGTCTTGATATTTGCCGCCTCAAGGGCTGACACATGAAGGAAAACATCTTTCCCTCCTTCATTATTCTCTATAAATCCATATCCTTTGGCTGGATTAAACCATTTAATTTTACCTGTAGTCATTAGTTTCCTTTATAATTAATCCTCAACTATTTTGAGGATGTGTTTCTTTCCGTCTTCTTTCCATATTTCAGTTTTAGCCTTGACGGGTCGGCATTCCAGTCTTGGGCCATCTGGCCCTGAACTTCTTTCACTCAATCTTTTCGCCTTAAGGCATTCGCCGATTGAATCATACGGCACATGCTCGGTCAAATTTACTCCTATATACATTAATAAAGCTATAACAATTTCAACCACCGTTAGCCTCCCTTAACTTGTCCTTGAGCTTTTCGATATTTTCTCTAGCTTCCTTCATATCTTCCTGAAGCCTTGTAATGTTAACGGCATTGTGCATCATGGCATCGAGTTGTACCTGCATTTTCTCCATTTGTCCTGCCATGTATTCAATGAGCATGAACTGTTCTGAATCTGCTGGCAAGGAGCCTAATTCTCCACGGGGCCATTTTATTCTAAATTCTGTATTTTTAACGAGGTCGGCTTCCATAAGCGTGTTTCTCGTCTCAACATTGTTAAGCCTTTCTTGTATTCCGAAGTATGCCCAAACTCCAACTCCGACTGCTGTGAGTATTGATATAAGGTTACGCATAGGCATAGAAATAGCAGTCTTATCACTTACATCTAACCTATCGTTAGTCATTACAGTCCTGCCGCATTAACAATAATGCCACCCATAATCCAAATAACATATATTGTCACTATTACTTCCATTGTACCACCAACAATACAAATACAAATACACACATTATTACTGCTGTAATTCCTATAGCTATAAGTAACTTGTCAAACCAATCAAACATTTATTCTCCTGGATGACCGCATATACAAGTTTCTCGAGGATGACCACATCCTGGACAACTGGGTCTAGGTTTAATCTCCGTAACTATATGAGCCGCTTTTTGTTTCATTTTGTTGCATTATATTATTTTGCTGATCTTCTAAAAATTTAAACAAATCCTTATGTTGTTTCTCTATTGAACGGTTTTGCTTAACTATTTCTTTATCTTTTGATTGCATCTTCTTCATATCTTTATTTAATTGCTTAACATCCACAATCAGATTTTCTAAATCAATTTTCATTTTAACTTGATTTTCAATTACTTCTTTTTTATTTTCTTCTTCAAAGCTTGCGTACATTCGGTCCACTCGAGAATCCAATTTACTAATGTACCATATAACCCCAATCCCCTGAACAAGAACAAACGCCACAACAGCAAAAGATATTTTCATTCCGTTCATTTAATTGTCTTTCCAGATAAATTCTTGCTTGATTTGTAATCCTATTGATTGTTTTTCCTGGTCTTTATCGTCATCAGCTTTATTAATATCGGTCATAGAGGTATTGGTGGAGATCGTTGTCTTATGTGGTTTCATGGACATTCCATCATACATTGTGCAACCCATGATATTCATAGCCGAGAGGATCGCCAAGCTAAACATTATCTTTCGCATTGGTTTTGAGTTCCCCCTTCAAGATGGACATGTAGTGGTCTATCAGTATCTTGTTGTGTTCAAACTCCAAAGTGATCTTGTTCTGGTTGGCTTGAATCTGCTGCAAGCGTGAGAGGGCCGTCTTACCCTTCTCGGAAATCTTGCTTTCGTCATATTCCTTGTTGTCTAGTTTAAACATTCTTTATCATTTTTTACTAGCGTGGTTCCATCTCTTATGCCATGCCCAATTACTTATGGAACTTCCATAAGTTTCACAAAAATTCAGAAATTTATCTTTTAAATATTTATACATTATGGTTTAGAATATTTTACTTGCCATTGTTTATCCTTTAGGATTGTCCGTTTTAATTTGATTAACTCTATCGACTTCTGATTGAAGTCCATTTTCAATAATATTTTCTATTTGTTTTTTCCAACCACCATAGGCTTTTTCTCTATTGCCAATAACAAAATTATTTGCCTCTGAAGTATCGGCTTGAGAATCCAATGCAGTAAGTTGCTCATCTGTTGGCTGTGCTAGTCCACTAACACTCCAAGTTTTAATATAATCGCCATTACCATCTGAATCATTTTGTAATAAAATATTATCTTTTTCTTCTTCCCAAGTCTTTGAGTTGGCTTCCAAATATAATTTAACTTTTGTATGTAGTACTGCCATATTATACTCCTGCTAATTTAAATCCTTGTAATAGTGTTCTGTTAGATCCCATTTCAGGACTTCCGCCTGTGGTACCTGCCCAAGAACAATACAATTCTACATAGTCAGCCGCAGCTAAAGGATATATGACACTAGCCAGAATGTAAATTCCTACACCAGAATTAGATACCCAATATCTAATGCCTCTATGTATGGTAGCACCATTTACATAAGGGACTACCGAAACATCATTTCCATCGTTCATATGTCCTATATTCGTTCCAAAGACTAATAGATATTTTCCCCCTTCGCCTGCTGGTATAACCATTTTGTAATTAGTTGTATCAAATGCACTGTCAGTATCCCAATCTTCAGTAGCCAATGCACATTTTGTTAAGGTACCAACTGAAATAGCTTGTTGACTACTTAATCTTGCTCCCCATGAAGGAGTGTTATCATCACCACCAGAGGCAGCAGCCCAAGTATTATCTCCGTACAATATTGTTGAACTTGACGCAGTTCCTGTTCCAAGTCTTGCTGTCGGAACAGTTCCGCTTGAGAGATTAGTTGCCGTCAATGATGTTAAATTTGCTCCGCTTACCGCAGGTAAAGTTGTATATCTTGCATCAGGAGTTGTTCCTGAAGTCAGTTGTGTAGCGTTAAGAGCAGTCAGGTTTTCTCCGCTAAAATCGTATTTTATATCTTTATAGTTTGCCATTATTTATCCTTTAAAAGCCAACCTTGAGTTGCATCTACATAAACCAATGTAAATCCTGCTCTCTCCGTTGCTACTGTTAAGTTAGCACCAGTCCCTTGAATGTTGTGCGAGTTTCTTCCGATTGTTAAATTGTTTGAGTCGAATGTTCCTGCGTAATCAATGAAACTAATTTCATCTCCGATTGTTGCAGAAGTTGGAAGAGTGACTGTAAAACCTGCTCCTGTTGTATTACAAAAATATCCATATCCAGCTATAGCATTACTTGGGTCTGCTGTGATGACTGTCTGCCAAGCTATTCCTGCTCCAGTAGATGATCCATTTGAAGCTGCTGTTAATCGTCCTTGTGCATCTACTGTGATGTCTGAATTGGTGTATGATCCTGCTGAAACGGCTGTGTTTGCTATATTCAATGTCGCAGCTCCACTCGTTGCTCCAC